AATTGGCATCAGGTCACCATTTGCCTATATTGCCCAGTACGGTAAGCGTCCGTGCGTTCCATACCGTCCCCAAGCCTCTTCGCAAGAGCTAAAGCTTCCTGATACTTTGTATTGTACAAAGCTATCAAATCCTGCTCTTGCTTCATATATGTCGCTGCTTCTACCAATGATCCATAGAATAGTACCGAATCAAAGTTATCCCCAAGCCATGTCCTGCCATTTGCCGCGACAGTAATTGATTCGGGATAATAAAAGTAGTGCAGTTCAATCGTGTAAATCGCATCCGGCGTCGGACCAAGGATAAATGTTAATTCATCCTCATCATCTGATCTCGGCCCAAATAAAGCATAATATCTTGGAATCCCAGTATCTGATGTTGGATTGGGATACGCTTGCCGGATGTAATTAACATCCTTATTCAATAAATACTCATAAGCACCCGTCGCATCCACAGCCGCCATAGAATAAACAGCCAGAAAATCAGACGGGCACTGCAAATATTTATTGTTAGTCGTGGTGGAGCCAGTAACATTCTTCCTTAGCGACGGAAACTGAATAGTATTGTATATACGCTGTTCCGCTTGGGTAACAAACGTGGAAATCTGAGCAGCGAAATCACTGCTCGTATTTTCCGTATACGCTACAATTGCCGCACTAAGCGCCGTGTAATTCACGCCATCGGTCCTCTGGACATCACACCCTTAGTCGCCGCTCCAGTACCACGCATCTTGATACCCGTGGTCTTGGGGGAGGGGTTATAACCTTCACGGTCAATACTACCAACAGACATATTGACCCGGTCAGCCTTGGTGGGTTCAGCATCATAGCCATTCCCAAGCTTAACCTTGCCATTGTCCATCGTGTGGGGAGGAGCATAAAGCTCCGCAGGGCCAACTTCTTTGCCGCCCCGTTTCATGCTGAATTTAGCCATCTTAAATCCCCGTGGCACGGACTTTCCGCACCGATTTCTTCTGATTTGCCACCTTGGCAAGGTTTCTGCCAAGTTGACGCATCTGAAGGTTGGTCTTTCCACCTTTGGCAAGTTTGGTCATGGGCTTACCGGGGTGCATGTGCTTTTCATGCGCGTGAACTGCTTTCTTTGCATCCATCACAGACTCCTATGTCGTCACTACCGTGACTGTACCAATTTCAATGTTTAAAACCAAGTAATTGGGCGTTAAACCATCATCATTAGCTCTAGCCCCACCCACCGGATTCCAACCCCACTGATAATCCCTGCTTCCCTCGCTTGGCAATCCAACCCCGTCTTTCGTGGTGTTGGTAATCGTGGGAAGCTGTAAACCCGTATTTCCTGACTGAAAATAACTTTTGTCTGGTCTGGGATCTCTTAAACCCTGCGGGTCTTCTACAGGATACATGCCCAACTGAAGCTGAGGATGATCCGGGTCCCAACACCTAGGACAGACAAGCAAGTTATAGTTTCTGGTCTTAATAACTTCCTTACGCAGTTGCTTCAGTTTAAACCTGAAGTCACAGCGGTCGCATTGAGCAATTGCATATTTGCCTGATGCAAACCGATTGGACATTAAATACCTCCGCTACCAAGGAACATCGGCCTTGGCACAAACCTCAACGGAGCCTTTTCTCTGTCCTCATCTGCGGCTAACTGCCATGCCTCGTCATACTGCTGCTTCAAGATTGGCAACCTTTGCACCCCTTCCGGGAGTTTTAATGCAATGTAATACGCCAATCCAGCCACCAAACACGGAATAAACCTAAACGGGATATCAAAGGTTTTTACACCTGAATTGGTCGCATCCTGCACCCGGCGCATCCTCCAGTACACAAACTGGTAAGTCGTACCCGCCGCCGGAGTCGGCCATACCGTAATGGACTGCTTTTGCACCAAAGTTAAAGCCGCCCCAACCGTATGAGACGCCGCAGTTGTCCCGTCTTGTCCACGACAACAGTTGTTCAAATAAGCCGGTGAGGTGCTTGTAGCCGCAGTAAACTCATTGAAGAAAATCAGCTCTGAGCCAATCCTGATGAATCCGGCGTTAGGAATACCCACCATAGAGGTGACCGGGATGGTGGTAGCCGTGGAACTGATCGTCGCCTGCAATGTCCCAGTTAAAACATTACTCTGGGCATTTAAACGCTGGATGTAAACCTGAATGGGACGGCCCTGAATAAGTTTATTCGGGATGGTTGCGTAGGTGGAAACTGATATCCGGGTGATTGTCAGGTCAGCCTGATTGTTGGTCATACCGGCATCTGTCCGGATAACCTGCTCCAGAAGGTCCACGGTGTCGTCTGGGAGCGCATAAGTGGGCTGGCCGGTCACCAAGGGTATGACGTTCTGCTCAAACGTCCACATGTTGATCCCGCGATTGGCCCAATCTGCAAAGAGAATATTTAAACTTCTCCTTGCCGTTCGCATGTTGTAGCCCGTGCGAAGCTCTGAACCGGCACGCTCAAACGCTTCTTCACATATATCGTTTAAATCAAGGTCAAACGTGGCTACGCCAGAAGTGGTCATCTGTATCTCGCTGTCTTCTTGGCTATGGCTTTAGGCTGTTTTACGAACTGCTTCCCGGCGGCTTTTCCTGCTCGCTTGGCTCGGGAGGTGGCTGCGTATTCTTGGGGGGAAAGAGCTTTGATAGCAGACTCAGGAAGATATCTTTCACCCGTGTCAGAAGATCGTTTACCACTTTTAGTCCTCCATTTTTGGGCGGTCCAGTCTTTAAGAGACTGTTGTGGAGCTTTCATTTCATCTTCTTCAGCGTCTGCGCTAGCCTTGCCCTTTGACCCAGTTTACCCGGAGCTTTAGCAGCGGCGGCGAGTTTCTTAGCGGGAATAGTCTTTCCTGCTTTAACACCAAGCTGAGAGCGAAGCGCACCGGGTTTCTTAATGGCTTCTTGAATCCATTTACCCTTAGCCATCCCGCCTTTCTTAAAAACACCTCGGCCTTTAAGAACATCTGCGCGGGTAACTTCTCCGTCACCCGTAAGGTCTGGAAATTTAGCCACGATAACCTCCACCCTTTTCTTTGTACTTCTTAGCCAAAAGCTGTGCTTTACGGGCTGACCATTGTCCTGCCGCGGTACCCTGTGTAGCTGAGTTTTTGATCTGGTTAAACAATGCTTTACGCATACCGGGCTTCGTATAGTTACCGGCTTCGTTTACCTTGCTGACTTCACCGCCTTCAGCATATTCATAAAACGCAGTATCGTCCCGTCGCTGTTTACGCTTCGGTCTGGGCATCTTGGATGGGTTCATAGCACCCATCCCACGGCTTGCCATCATATGGCCTCCCGCTTAAATAATACGGCCTCGGGTTTTTCCGCGCTGCGCACAGCCATCTGCACGCTTGGAAGCTGACCCCACTGCGCCACCTTTCGCGAACCCCAACTGCATGGACCGGCGGGGTGCTTCTTTGTATGCCCGCTCCATAGCTTGCATCTCCCGCTCGTCTTGCACTTGGCGACGCATACGATCTTCTTGCTCCGGTGTAGGCGTCATATCATCCGGCATCCGCATAGACGACGGCGGAGGCGGGGCCTGTTCCCCAGAACGTGTGCTTTTACGCCGGGCACGCGGCAGCGTGTTATCCATTTCAGCACTTCCCGCCATGCTTCATTTTGACTTGCATCGCTCTGGTCTTGCCACGCTGAGCGACGCCATCAGCCGCACGGGTATAGCCACCCGCTGCATAAGCTTTGCCGCCACCCATCATTTTCTTAGCCATGCCGCCCTTCTTCATGCCCGCCTCAGCCATCTCATGCTTGATCATGGCTTTAGGAGCTTTCTTGGCTTTCATAAAAGCCACTTCTTTCTTCATCATCGCCTTGGGTTCTTTCATGTCACCACCTTGTGCAAATTTACGGCCTTTATCGGCCTCCATGAATTCCTTGCCAACCTTTTGAGGGATGCCAAGGCGTTTAGCGGCGGCAGGGTCGTTGGCGACCAACGCCATCAAATTGTGTTGCTTGCGACTTGTGCTTGGCATATCAAACCTTAATCAGCCAGCCTTTGCCCATAACAAATCCAACAACCACAAGCCCAATCCAAATTAGTGCCTTCTCGACGACAGTCTTACCAACTTTTTTGTAAAACTCGCCGGAAAGTTCTTCGAGCGCTAGTTTGGCGGCTTCTTTGGCAATTAGCTTTTCACGTTCAGTCAGTTGAATATCAGCCATGTCAGCACTTCCATGCTCGCAAAGATTTATTGATCCGGCTATTCGGGTCGTTGGCGGTCTTCGCTGAAGTCAGCTTCTTCTTCATCCCTGTCATCCGGGCGCAAAATGACTTCTTGCGAGCGCCGCCCTCCGGCTGCGGAGGTTTTAACCCCGGCTTCCCCGGATTGGCAGCGTTGTAAGAAGCTCTCCCTTTGGCATTCAAACCACCAGAGGGATTTTTGCCTTCTTTGCGTTGCCATGCCGGGGTCTTAGCCATGTATCACCCGCAGATAATAGTCGTAAATGTCACGTTGGTAAGCGTCACCACACAGTAGTCTTGAGCCGTACTACGCGTGGTCAGAATACCTTCCGCTGCCATATACAAACTGCTAGTCTGCGTTGCCGATGCAGGAGTATTGATCTGCAAAATAAGCTGACTGGCTAGATCATTGACATTAAACTTAATGCTTCCGGCCGTCGCTGTACCAACAAAGTACAAACCCTTGATACGAGTACGCGGGAGTGCGAGACTGCCCGTGGTACCGATCTTCACGTTGCCTGCCGACGCACCACTGGCCGTTACCGAATCGAGGCGAGCATAAAAGTTATTTGACGTAACCGTACTCGCGTTAGCGCCGGTCAGAGTTTCACTCACAACCGTATTGGTCAAATCACCAACTTTAATGCCGGTCAACGTGAAGGTAATGCCGGTGTCATCCCCTGCAGAGGTGATAACAACTTTGTACCCGTACCCGTTGGGGCCAACTGTATTTGCTAGGAGCGAAACCGCCCCGGCCCCCGCGATAGACGCATTTGCCCGATAATAGGCATCGTCAGTCGCAGGGGTTACTGCCCATACGTCATATTGCATGACGGACTCCTATTAGGACGCGGTAGTAATCGCAATCCAAGCCGCAGAGCCACGCACATAGATACGGTCGTTGGTGGTCGTACCATCAGTCCGCAGATACAGCGAACCTTGAGCAGCGGAAACTGTCGGGGCGCCGGAACCAAAATAAATTCCGAAATTTGCCGTGGACGTTGCCAAGAACGACGCCGCACCGCCCGCTACAGGAGCCGTACCGCTATCCGCAGTCACATTGCCCGTGGCAGATA